GTATTAATATCGTTAGCACTGACATAATATAATACATCTGGTGCATCGTCTGGTATTGTAAATGTAATAGTTCCTACTTCTACATAAGAAGTATCACTTACTATTCCGTCGGTATAGATGTAAGAATCTGCTAAATCTCTAATAGATTTAAACGCAATAGGAGTACCTGGACAATTAATATCAAAGATATATGTTTGTCCCCTGTACAACTTTAATGTTGGATTACGTGTTAATCCGTCTGGGGAAAACACATAGGCAATGTTATCGACATCGTTAACTGTAGTAACAGAATATGTACTAACAATAGATCTTGACTGTCCGGCAATGGCCATTGCTTGTGGGCCGCGCGGTAACCAGTAGTATTCTCTATAGTTAACAAACTTATCCCAATCAATATGAGGATTCCAAGAGTAAAATTCTTGGCTGTTTGTTTTGCTGTGATTTATAGTAGACGGATTAAAATAGACTAACTGATTAATATAGTCGTTGTAATCTTTAAAGAATGTAACATTCTCTAAACTGTCTTTAATAACAACAGATGGCTCTAACTGATATGCTTCTCTTTCGATAGAAACATCTTCAACATAGTTGTCTGAAGTTTTATAGGCTTTACTGTTTCTTCTACCTATGTAAGCATTAATTTTATCAACATTACCAACAGAAATTAATTGATCTAATGTACCATTTAAAAATTTCTGGTTAGTACTTGTTCTAAAATATCTAGGTAAGAAGTTAACAGAACTTCTTGTTGTATCCGAACCAATTGGTAAGTTTGGTTCTTTTTGATCCTTAGTAAATGCCATTTACTGTCCTTTTAATTACTAACTATGCCGTTTGCGGAAATTGCACTGGATGTTAAAACAACACCAGTAACATTCAATCTTGCCGCAGTGATTTCTGAAATAATTTCAACGTCGTCTACTGATACTGAACTAGCAAAAATTTCATCTGGGTTTGATTTAATTTCATACAAACTACCAAATGCTAAATTTTGATTCTTAGGAACTAAAACAATATTTGCTATCTTTGGACTCATCTTAGACATAATGTATGTTGCTAATTCGCCAAAGTAGAATGTATCACCGAAGTCCCAATTTTCTATTGCAAAGAATTCTTTAATTGCTGTTACAACACCTGTTTTAATATCGTTGTCACTGACAACCAATGATGTATTTTTAACAACTTTAAAAATTGCTTGAAGACTAATGTCTGCCTTAGAGCCAAACAAGTTCTTGTACTTTACAGGATGATAAATGATTTCATCACTTATTGCCTTGATTTTATTCATTTGTTGGCCGAAATTAATGTATAATGCATCACTGCTTGGAGGCAATGGACGAGTTGTTATGTCTCCATTCAGCCACAAACGATATTGTGTATCGTAAGACTTAGTTAACATATAAACATCAATAATGTTAAGAGGTGCAGGATCAATTCTTGCACTTTCGTCTGCGGCATGAATGTATTGGAACTTTAATACGTCTCTACCAACAAATGCCTTGTACTCTGTTGTTATAACATAATTTCCACCAGAATAGAAAACTTTAACTACGTCTTCATCCATGATGTACACTAACTGTCCGTTAGTTAATGTATTAGCATCGATTACACCTTGTGTTGTAAAGACTTTAATTAAGTCGTTTTCGTTTTTAATATAATAGTAATCAGTTACACCGTCTAGGTTAGTTCTGCTCTTTTGAAAGATAAACTTTTCAGCAGGGTTAGTAGATGGCGCAACAATAACATCAAAAATTTCTGGATCGTCTACAACGCCGTCTTCGTCGTTGTCATAGAAACTAATTGCAATTTTCTTAGAGTCAATATAGCCATCGGCGCCTTTGTATTCGTCAACAATTTCCCATTTAATATCTTGATTAATTGGAGTGGCTGCATCTGGTGCTGTATTAATACCTAATACTGTAATGCTATCTCTAACAATTTTTCCTGTGTTAGTGTCATACACTTTATCTGAACTGTCAAAGAAGAATCTAATCTCTTTTTCGCTTTCAAATACATAACGTGTACCGCGGCTTGTTACTGTATAAGTTTCGCCGTTAGTTTCAAATAAAATAATCCAACTAGCATCTAATTGTTGATTACTTACATCGCCCGCTTTACCTAGGCTAAAACTATTTTTCTTATCAACGTTAGTATCGGATACAATTTTCCATGTAGTTGTAGAATTGTCGTAGCGTAGGCCAAATTCCTTATTAGCAAAAATCAAATCAATCATTCGTGTAATAACACTACTCTCCAAGCCTGTAACAAACTTTGGAAGTATTAATTCTGTTAATGCGCCGGTAGGAACTACGTCATTTAAAATAACTGGTCCTGTGCCGTCAGATAAAATTCCTGTACTCGATGCTGTGCCATCAGATATAACGTTAATAATTTTACTCCAAATATAAGTCTTTGAAGTTTCTGTTGCTGCCGATGCATCGATGATATTATTGTCAGCATCAAATAGTTTTCCTGTTGGAGGAATAAATTTTACTAAAGCGCCTGGAACAATATAACGTAAGTTAGAACTTGTATAGGATCCTAGTTTCTTTGTAGATGCATTTTCAATGTCTCCAATATAACCTGTTGACAAGTTTACTGCACTAGTTTGTTGATAGAACGAACTAAAGTTAGGAGTAATAACAACTGTTGGGTAATTGTCAATATAAAAATCTACAGTCTTACGATTAGATAAAATTGGTTCTACTTGATTTAATACAACGTTCTCAATATCTGAACGAGTGTTAACGCTGAAAGTGAATACATCAACAGTTGGCTCTTTGTATATTACGCCGTCGGTGCCGAATAAGTTTGTTGAACTGTATTTTCCTGTGCTATCTTTTAAATCAAAATAACGACTAATACCACTGCTAACTCTGTTAACAGATTTTACTTTAATAATTTCTTGATTTACACTCAAAGGGAAGACATTATAATCTTCGCCTGTAATCATTCTGTTTTGTGTGTAGTAAGTTGCAGGTGCGTTAGTTTTAATGCTGTCGCTAGATTCAGCAATAGCGGCATTTGTAACTGTGTACTTTAAACCTAATGCAACTGTAAGAACTTCCTTCTTACCCGAACGACTGATATAAGGAACATCGATTGTAATATTTTTAATGTCGTTAGGATTAATTGAGTAAGACAAGCCGTTGCTTGTTCTGTAATAAACTTTGAAATTACCTTGTGGTAGATTTCCAAATGTGCCGTCAGCAAAAACTAAACGAACACGATCCAACGAACGTGTTAGAACACTATAAATGTTTCTAATGTTTTTATTAACACTATTATAGATAATGTTGTTGCCTTCGACTGCATCAACTTTTGTCCATAAGTCTGTTTCAAAACCGATACTGTCTAAACCATACAACCAAACATCGGAGTTATTGATATTTGGATTGTCGATATCTAGTGTTTCGCTAGTACTTGGGCGGTCAATGGTAAACGTACTTTCTTGTAAAGTTCCTTGACGGAAATGAACAAAGAAACCTGTGTTGCTACTTGGAGGGCCACCGCCATCGTCTCTGTATAAAAATGCTAGGCTGTTTGTTGGAAACGGTGCTTCTTCATAAATGTCTTCTGCACCTGTAAAAGTTGTAGACACAACTTCAAAGTCAATGTTTCTACCATCAATGTTTTTACTGAATCCGTAAACAGGCACTTCAGTATTTGACGCATTAAAACGATATTGACTGCAAGGAACACCGCTAATAGTAGCAGAATCGATAGGCTTGCCAAACTGACTAGTTTCAGGCAACGCCGCATTAATTACTTTAATAAACTGTTCATACCAGTTGCTATTAGCACTATCATTCCATACAATAGTCTGATTGGACAAGTTACGTCCGTTGCTATCAATTACTGTTTCTGTAGTACTTACAGAAGTAAACTTTAATAAGCCGTTGGATGGCAAGCAACGCTTAGGATTGTAAGATAGTAGACGTGCTAAACGTAGTACGCTTTCACGACGTTCTGCTAGTTCGAGGAAGTTATCACGAGCATTTAAGTCAAAGCGGAATGCTAAGTTTTGCCCTAAAAATGCTATTAAATCTATGAGTGCTAAGTACTCGCTAGATTCGATGTAATCGTTAAAGTCTTCGGGATAATTTTCACGAAGATATGTAATCATTGTACGACGTAAATTGTCAAAGTCGTATGATTTAAAATCGGCGTTTTTAAAAGACTGATATACTTTTTTCCAGTCTTCTGCCGCTATTAGTTTATTTTGTCTATCTACACTTGCCATGTTTAGCCCTCGATATAATATTTATCAAGTCTAAAAAGTGGGTAGATTATTAACTGAGGATGCTGTTGTTTTCGTCGAATTTAAAACGCAACTGCTCGGATATATTATAAGGAAGGTATGTTAATTCACACTCTACTTGTATGCCGCTTTCGTATTGACTAACAACCAGGCTGTCTACTTTAACTCGTGGGTCGTAATTCATTATCTGTGTAACGTTTTCTGCTACAATATCCTTCAATTCTTCTGTTAACGGATCGAATAATAAGTCCCAAATAATGCATCCAAACTCAGGATTTTCAAGTTTTTCACCTTGTCTAATATGCAAGTGATTAACAATATCTTGTTTAATTAGGTTCAAATCGTATAGTGTAAAACTGCCTGTTGGGCTTGCAACCGTGCTTAATCCACGATATGCTCTACCTGTAGGAACAGGATCCGGAATACCGTTGCTAGGAATAACATTCTTACCAGTGACTGCGTTATATGTTGCCATAGTTTAGTATTTATTTTCCTATTTTTTTGAAAGTATCGACGATAGATGTAAGTTTTCCATCTTTTACTGACGAGCTAGAACTAGAATCTGTTTGAGCTGGCGTGTGCCCTGTTGGATTTAAGTTTTCGTGGCCTGCCCACGGTTCGTGCTGTGGCACTCTCTTAGGTGCGTTTGCTGACCCGCAAGTTGCTGCCGCTGGGCCGTTCATGTGAATTTGACTTGCTGTTTCAACATGGTTTCCACCAGCGTTGATATTACTTTGTCCTGCTACAGTAATTTTACTATCTGCCCCTACATAAACTAACCAATCTGCTCCGCTTTCTGTGTGGAATTTGTCTCCTGATATTAAGTTTACGTTTCTACCAGCCTTCATATTGATATCTCTATCAGCAGTTATATTGAAGTCATTTTTTGTATGAATACTTACGCTATCTTCTGCAAAAATATCAATTTTACCATTGCTAGTTAATTCTATCCAAGTTGTTCCGCGACTATTACCAATGTAAATTAAATCTTCACTATTGTGTAATAAAATCTGATGTCCTGTTCTTGTTCTAATACGTACTAACTCGTTATGCGGAATGTCA